GAAAGAATAAAATGGCAAAGAAATTAGATTTTGGTTCAGACGCTAGAGGTGGTATGTTATCCGGCGTAGAAAAATTAGCAGATGCTGTTTCAGCAACGCTAGGACCTAAAGGTAGAAATGTTGTATTTGAAAAATATGGCGAATATCAATCTACAAAAGACGGTGTGACAGTTGCAAAAGAAATTGAACTTGAAGACACACTTGAAAATGCAGGCGCACAGATTGTAAAAGATGTTGCAAGCAACGTAAATGACGAGGCAGGTGATGGAACAACAACAGCTACTGTATTGGCACACGCAATATTAAAAGAAGGATATAAAAGAATAGCAAACGGTTCTCATAATATTGAATTAAAAAGAGGTATAGATAAAGCAGTAAAAGCAGTTGTTGAAAAGATATCTGAATACTCTAAAGATGTAAGTGAAAATTCTGAAATATTACAAGTTGGTACAATATCATCTAACAACGATTCAATAGTAGGTGCTTTAATTGCAAATGCTATGGAAGAAATTGGCACTGAAGGTGTAATTACTGTAGAAGAATCAAATACATCTCAAGATGAACTAGAGGTTGTTGAAGGTATGCAATTAGGTCAAGGATATTTATCTCCTTATTTTATTAACGACCAGCAAAATCAGCAGGTGTCAATGAAAGACCCTTTTATTTTAATTTATGAAAATAGATTAAATAATCTTAAAAATCTTGTAAAATGTCTAGAATTTTGTATAGCTCAAGATAGACCTCTATTTATTATTGCAGAAGACATTGAAGGTGAGGCTTTGGCAGGACTTATTGTAAACAATGCAAGAGGTACGTTAAAATGTGCCTGTATAAAATCACCTGGTTTCGGAGATGCTAAAATAGATATGCTAGAGGATATTGCATCACTTACAGGCGCTACTGTTGTATCACCTAAAAAAGGTCTTAAAATGGATAATTTTGATTCATCTTGGTTAGGTACAACAAAAACTCTTACATGTGATAAAAAATATACAACAATTGTAGATGGTGGTGGTACTGAAGATGATATACAAGGCAGAATTGAAAAGCTAAAATCAATGATAGACAATTCAACGTCAAACTATGAAACTGAAAAACTTCAGGAAAGACTAGGTAAACTTTCAGGCGGTGTTGCACTAATTAAGATTGGTGCAGAATCTGAAATTGAAATGAAGGAAAAGAAAGATAGAGTTGATGATGCATTAGCAGCCACAAGAGCCGCAGTAGATGAAGGCATATTACCTGGTGGTGGTGTTGCACTAAGACTTGCAACAGAAGGCCTTGAAATCGAATGTGAAAACAATGACCAGCAACAAGGAGCTGATATTGTCCTTGCAGCTTGTAAAGCTCCATTCAATAAAATCATGGAAAATGCAGGCCTTAATGCAGAGGTTGTTTGGAATAAATTAGATACATCAAACAAATCTCAAGGATATGATGCAAGAAGTGAGCAAGTTGTAGATATGTACAAAGCTGGTATTATTGACCCAGCAAAAGTAACAAGAGTTGCACTAGAAAAAGCAGCATCAGTTGCAGGTACTATGTTAATTACTGAATGTGTATTAACAAAGATTGAAAGCGATGACGATAAAAAAGATAATAACTTTACAGGAATGGGGATGATGTAATGGCAAAAGAAATAAAATTAAATTCAAATCCGGCTAAACAGCCAGGATTAAATATAAATCCAAATGACTTAGAAGATATGGTATGTTCAAAGTGTGGATGTCAAACTTTTGAACCTGTATTCTTGTTTAAGAAACTATCAGCTGTAATGTCACCTACAGGAAAAGAAACACTTATACCATTACAGGTATATCGATGTACAGAATGCGGACATATTGAAGAAGGATTTTTACCAAAGGACCAACCTAATGGCTAAGGATGATAAAATAAAACATCCAAAACATTACACTCAAGGAATCGAGATGTGGGAATACGCTTATTCTCATAAACTCGACTTCTTTGAAGGTAATATAATAAAGTACATTACAAGATGGCAACATAAAAACGGTATTGAAGACCTGTTAAAAGCAAAGCAATATCTTGACAAACTTATTGAAAATAATCGCTGAAAAATTTTTTTATCTCGGAAATTTTGCGTATATTAGTAGTATAATATGATTCTAAAAACACCTAAAGATTTGGCAATACAAGCACGAAAGCAAGGTAAGACAACAATATCTTACAGTCAAATAAATATGTACAAAAACTGTCCTTTACAATGGAAGTTAACATACATCGATAAAATACGAGATTATGAACCAAGTATGTTTTTGGTTTTTGGTACTGCAATGCATGAGGTATTACAAACGTATCTCGATACAATGTATAAGGAATCAATAGTAAATGCAAACAAACTCGACCTACATAAACAGCTAGCAGATACAATGAAGCTAGAATACAAAAAGGCAGTCGATGAACAAGGCGGTAAACATTTTTCATTTTCAGAAGAAATCAACGAGTTTTATCAAGATGGCGTTTCAATTATCGACGAATTCATAAGACGTAGAGGTGCATATTTTTCAAAGAAAAATACAGAATTGCTAGGTGTCGAAATACCTATCTTATGTCCTGTAGATGGCTCAGACAAAATTATGGTTATGGGTTTTGCAGATTTGGTATTAAAGGAAGGCGACAGGATAAAAATTATAGATATAAAAACATCAATGTTTGGTTGGAAGCCTAAGAAAAAGAAAGGCGAAGGAGACCAATTACGTATATACAAAAAGTATTTTGCAAAACAATATGGTGTAGAAGAATCAGACATCGATGTCGAATATTTTATTGTAAAACGTAAATTATACGAAAACCTGGACTTTCCACAAAAACGTATACAAATATATAACCCACCAGCTGGCAAGCCTTCTATGAATAAAACTGCAAAAATTCTTAATAATTTTGTAGAAAAGGCATTTGTAAATGGTAAAAGAAATCCAGATGCCGAATACCCTGCATATAAATCAGGTTGCACATACTGTCCTTTCAAAAAACGTCACGACTTATGTAATCCAAAAATGAGAATGGCTGTATGAAAATAGGGATAACAGGCAGTGAAAATTAGCAGAATTTTAGAAAAAAAAAAGCTACAGTATTTTCATTTAAAGGTAAGTTTGAAGATATAACAATTGTTTCAGGTGGCAATAAAAATGGTGCTGATAAATTTGCAAAAAAATATGCAATAGAATTAGGCTGTAATTATATAGAGTTTAACCCAGCACATACACCTAAAAACTTATATTCTGCACTTCATGAAAATTACTATGGAAAAACATATCAGCCTAAGAATTTTTTTCATAGAAATAAAATGATTGCAAAATATGTAGATTGTTTAATCGTGTTTATACCAGAAGGTCAAAAGTCTAGTGGAAGCGAACACACTATAAGAGAGGCAAAAAAATTAGATAAAAAAGTCGTAATTATCTCATAATAAAAATATATAAGTATATATTTATATACGTATTTATTTACAAGGAGACAGTTATGAAACAAAAATTAACATCAGTAAAGGTTGACATAGATTGTTGGGATAATTTTAGAAAGCTTTCGATAGATGAAAAAATAACATTTAGAGAGTTGGTAAGAATATCACTATTAGAATTTATTAACAACAAAAGTTATAGAAAAACAATAAAGAAAAAGGTTACGCAATATGAAAAAGAAGATATTATTATTAAGCGATGACATAAGACTAAATTCCGGTGTAGGAACTATGTCACGAGAAATCATCACAGGTACATTACACAAATATGATTGGGTACAAATTGCAGGTGCAATAAAGCATCCTGAAGCAGGAAAAGGATTTTTAGATTTATCAGAAGACGTTAGTTTCGTAGGTGATAACAAAGACGCATATCTAAAAATATTACCAGTTGACGGATATGGAAATCCTGATGTATTAAGAGAACTAATTAAAATAGAAAAACCTGATGCTATCATGCATTTTACAGACCCAAGATTTTGGGGATGGTTATATGATATGGCACCAGAATTTAGAGCTGCAGGTATTCCACTTACATATCTAAACATATGGGACGACCTTCCATTTCCACATTGGAATGAGCCATTTTATGAATCATGTGACTTGCTAATGGCAATTTCAAAACAAACATACAATATAAATAAACATGTCTGTCAAAATAAGCCAAGAAATAACAATGATTTAACATACTGTCAACACGGTATAGATGAATCTGTATATAAACCTTTAGACGAAATGAATCCTGAACTTATTGGAACAATAACTCAAATGTTTCCAGATAAAGATATTGAATTTGTAGCATTCTTTAACAGTAGAAATATAAGACGTAAAGGTATTTCAGATTTAATTCAGGCTTTTGGACAGTTTTGGACAAAGCTAGATGAAGATAAAAAAGATAGCGTTGCATTAGTATTACATACTGATGTTGTTGACGAGCATGGTACAGACCTGAATTCTGTTTGTAAAAATCTATACCCTAATATGAACGTTGTATTTAGTACATCAAAAATAAATTCAGACAAACTTAACGTATTATATAATATTGCTGATGTATCTTGTAATCCATCTTCTGCAGAAGGATTTGGACTAAGCCACATGGAATCTATGATGGCAGGAACACCTACTATTGCAACTGTTGTTGGTGGTCTACAAGACCAAATGGGATTCAAGGTTGATGGCAGAGAATTTACAAAAGAGGATTTAACTGTAGACATTCCAAGTAATTCTACAGGTTTAATTTCAAAAGAGCATGGTGAATGGACATATCCATTATGGCCAAATCAAAGTATGCAAGGTTCACCTATGACACCATATATTTACGATAGCAGACCTACAATTGGAGATATAGAAAAAGGATTAAAATATTGGTATGATTTAGGTCGAGATGAAAGAAAAAGAAGAGGTATGGTAGGTAGAGAATGGGCAATTAAAAACGGCTTTACAAAAGAAGGTATGTGCAACGCTGTAATTGATTCATTTGAAGGTTTATTCAAAACGTTCAAACCTATACCTGCATTCGAAGTTATTAACACGAGTTCACCAGAACCAATTTATCCAACAGGAGTATTAGTATAATGAAGCCAAATTTAGTTATTAGTTGTCCGTCAACTTCAAGAAGCGGTTACGGAAATCACAGTAGAGACTTGATAAGAAGTTTAATTAAAATAAATAAGTACAATATTACAATATTGGACCAGAGATGGGGAAACTGTCCTAAAGATGCACTGACAGAAAACGACTCAGATATACAAGATTTAATTACTACAGAACCAATTAAAGAACAACCTGATGTTTGGATTCAGGTTACAGTACCAAATGAGTTTATTAAGGTGGTAAATATAATATAGGTGTTACTGCAGGAATAGAAACAGATAGAGTTTCACCTCAGTGGATTGAAGGAATGAATAGAATGGATATGAACATTGTACCTTCAGAACATTCAGTTAGAGGGTTTACATGTACGTACGATAAATTAAATCAGCAAACAGGTCAAGTTGTAGAAACACTTAAATTAGAAAAGCCTATAGAAATTTTAATGGAAGGTATAGATACTTCTGTTTTTAATAAGACAGATAAAATAGAGCCTAAAATTCAAGAACAGCT